AGCAGATTCGTGGTCATCAAATATACCAATAAACACTAAATGGGTTGTATAATAAGCAAAATTCCTATAGGGTTTGGCTATGGATTCAGGACAAGTAAAAGGTATTTTAGAGAACGAGATTGATAACTCAATCGGATTCATCGACTCTGAGACTACTGACGAGCGTACTAAAGCACTACAGTATTACTTACGTGAGGCTTACGGCAACGAGGTAGAAGGTCGTAGTCAGATCGTAACTGGCGAGGTAGCTGAAGCTATTGATGGCGCATTGCCACAGCTTCTACGTGTCTTTACGACAACAGAGGATATTGTTTACTTTGAACCTAAGTCACCTAATGACGAGGAATCAGCTAAACAGGCTACTGAATACTGTAACTGGGTGTTCTATCGTGAGAATGATGGTTTGTTGATTCTGCATAACTGGTTTAAGGATGCGCTACTGCAAAAGACAGGTATCGTTAAGTCTTACTGGGAATCAAAAGAAGATGTAGTCAAAGAGAAGTACAAAAACCTAACAGAAGAAGAACTTGCCTTATTGCTATCTGACGAGTCAATGGAAGTTGTACGTCAAAAGATCGAGATGGTTGAGGCAGGTGTAGATCAGATGGGTATGCCGATAATGGCTCCGTCTTACTCTGTAACAGTAAAGAAGGTTAAGAAGTCAGGCAATGTACGTATTGAGAACGTGCCGCCAGAGGAGTTCTTGATCTCTAAGTCAGCTAAGACTATTGATGATTCTCCATTTGTAGCGCATAGACGTTTAGTTCCACGTAGTGACTTGATCGCTATGGGTTACGACAAAGACGTAGTTGACAGTCTGCCAACGTATGATGATTTAACGTACAGTCCTGAGCGCATTGCTCGTTTCAATCAAGGTGAGCAGCCAGATTCGTCACCTAGCCTAGACTTTTCGATGCAGGTACTTGAGATATACGAGTGCTTTATACGTATTGACGAGGACGATGACGGTATTGCTGAGTTACGTAGGATTGTCTATTGCGGCTCTGAGATTCTGTATGACGATGAGACTGACTTAATACCATTCCATTCGTTGTGCCCTATCCCGATCCCGCATAAGTTTTTTGGTCAATCATTGGCTGATAGAACGATGGACATTCAGTTAATCAAGTCCACGTTAATGCGTCAGACTTTGGATAACTTGTATCTAACGAACAATGCTCGTGTTGGCGTGGTTGACGGTCAGGTTAATCTTGACGATATGCTTAACGCTACGCCTGGTGGCATTATCCGAGTAAAGAACGCAAATGCTCTGATACCAATGCAAGTACCTAGCGTTACTGGTCAAGCGTTCCCAATGTTTGAGTATCTTGATGGTGTCGCAGCCAAGCGTACAGGCGTATCAGACGCTAACGCAGGACTTGATCCTGATGTGTTGTCTAACGTCACAGCTACGGCTGTAGCGGCTATGATGAAGTCTAATAGCGGTAAGCTAGAGTTGATCGCTCGTATCTTTGCTGATACTGGCGTGAAGTCGTTATTCAGAGGTATCTTACATCTGCTAGGCAAGTATCAGGACAAGGCAAAGCTAGTTCGTATGCGTGGCAAGTACGTTCAATATGATCCTAGAACGTGGGCGAATGAATACGACATTAGCATTAACGTAGGTCTTGGTTCAGGTGATAGAGATCAGAAGTTAGCAATGTTGCAGATGATTCTTGCTAAACAAGAACAGATATTGCAGCAGTTCGGCCCATCTAATCCGCTAGTAACGGTAGGTCAGTATCGCAACACGTTAGCAAAGTTTATCGAGTCGGCAGGGTTTAAAGATGCAAACGCATTTCTTAACGAGATTACTCCTGAACAAGACGCTGCTCTTGCACAGCCTCAACCACCAGCTCCCGATGCACAAGCAGAGGTTGCTCAGATGCTTGCGGACGTTGAAAGAGAGAAAACCGCAGCGAAGTCGCAGATTGAGGCGGAGAGGTTAAGATTAAAGCAGCAGGAATTAGAAGCGTCTTATACCCAAAAGGGTCTAGAGATGGCTATGAAGAATCAGCAGCAACAGGCTGACATTAAGATTAAAGAAGCACAGTTAGCTGTTCAGCAGTTACAGGCAATCTTAACGATGGATATGGCAGACGAGCAGATGCGTCAGAAGCAAGCTGAGATCGTGCTGAAAGCAATTAAAGAATTAGGTGGTTTAGTCCAATGAGTAAAGCAGATTGGGCAGCTCGATTACTTCAAGATGATCGATTCATTGAGGTAATGAACGAGATGAAAGAATTAGAGATACAGAAGTTTAGAAGTACAGATTACAGCGACATGGAACTGAGAGAGCAAGCGTATATACGACTCCGAGTTCTAGAGGATATAGAAGGTTATATTCAGGGGCTTACTAACCAGAAGCTCATTGACGCAAAAAGATGGAAGATTTTGTAGTCCGTATAGGGCGGTTCCCTATATAATTATGGAAATGAAAACATGAGCGATACTGAAAGCACCACTCCAGAGGGAAGTGCGCAGTTAGATGTAAATGGTGCAGCTAACGCTATCTTGGGATTGATGGGATCTGATGAAGGCTCCGAACAGGAACAACCTGAACAGGTAGCAGAATCCAACGATAGCGATGCCGAATCAGAGGAATACGAGGAGTCGGAAGAATCTGAGGTAGAACAAGAAGAAGACGATGAGTCAGAGGAACCTCAAAAATTCAGGGTGAAAGCTGCTGGAGAAGAACGTGAGGTAACCCTAGATGAACTCATTAAGTCGTATCAACTTGGCACTGACTACACAAAGAAATCGCAAGCTATAGCGGAAGAACGTAAGACGGTTGAGGCCGAACGTCAAGCGATTCAAGAAGCGAAGCAACTCCGAGATGTTTATGCGGAGAGGTTGCAGTATATCGAGCAAGCCTTGATGCAGCCTCAAGAAACAGAGAATCTGGAATACCTGAAAGAGACTGATCCTATTGGATACGCTGTTAAGGTTGCAGAGATGTCTCAGAGGGAAAAGCAGTTAGCGCAAGTTCGTGCTGAGAGACAACAAATAGCTCAACAGCAGGAATACGACAGACAGCAGCAACTACGTGCAACGGTCGCACAGGAAGCTGAGAAGTTAGTTAGTGCGTTACCTGAGTATGCTGATCCTGTTAAGGGTGAGGTAATCCGTAAAGAGATACGCAGCTACGGTAAACAGGCTGGATTCTCGGATGATGAATTAGCGAATGTATTTGATTCTCGTGCAGTATTAACGCTTTATAAAGCTATGCAGTACGATAAATTGAAAGCATCGCAACCAGCTATTGCTAAGAAGGTGAATGAAGCTCCTAAAGCTATGAAAGCCGGAGTATCACAACCACGAGATAGTAATGCTGAGGATATGAAAAAACTGAAGGCTAGGGTAAGGCAGTCTGGAAGGATTGGCGATGCCGCAGCCGCTTTTGAACGATTTTTATAGGAAATTATTATGCCAACATTTCAAACTTTTACCGCTATCGGTATGCGTGAAGATTTATCTGATGTTATCTATAACATCAGCCCAACTGATACTCCAATTATGTCCTCGATTGGTAAGACAAGCGCAACTGCTGTTTACCACGAATGGCAAACGGATTCGCTCGCAGCCGCTACAACTCAAGCAGCAGTTGAGGGTGCAGACGCAACTTCCGCAACTTTAGCTCCTACTGTTCGTGTAGGTAACTACACACAGATCATCCAGAAAACTGTACAAGTATCTGGTACTTTGGACAAAGTAAACAAAGCTGGTCGTAAGTCAGAAAAGGCTTATCAATTAGCTAAAGCATCTGCTGAACTAAAGCGCGACCTAGAGACCATCATCACGGCCAACCAAGGACGTAGCGCAGGTACTTCAACTGTAGCCCGCACAATGGGTTCCTTGTTGTCATGGATCAAAACCAACAGCTCACAAGGCAGTGGTGGTGCAGCTCCAGCTACTTCTGGCGTATCTACCCGTACCGATGGTACACAGCGTACTGCTACTGAAGCATTATTAAAAACTGTTATCGCTTCAATCTTTGATGCGGGCGGTACACCAAAAGCTGTATTCGTTGGTTCTGCTGGTAAGCAAAAGATGTCAACCTTTGCTGGTATCGCAGTAAACCGCTATCAGTTAACTAAGGCGGAGCCTGGCGTTATCGTGGGTGCGGCTGATCTCTACGCTAGCGATTTTGGCACTTTGAGTATCAGTCCGAATCGCTTCATGCGTAATCGTGAAATGCTGATTCTCGATCCAGAATACGCTGCAATGGCTTACTTACGTCCATTCATGACTAATGAATTGGCTAAGACTGGTGACTCCGAAAAAACTCAGATTCTTGCTGAAGTTACTCTCGAAGTTAAGAACGAGGCTGCGCACGGGATTGTCGCCGATCTTGATTTCTCTTTGTAAACATATTAGCCCCTGCCTGATGGTGGGGGCTTTTTTGAGGGACTAATGGAAAACTATCGTACTCAGACGGTTCATGCGGACGGTGATGGCGGTATTATCATCGAAACTAATCAAGATATATCAGACATCCTAGAACGTAATAAAGTTCTTAGGGAAGTGGACAAGGCAAGGACAGGCGCAACAGAAGATTTACATCTAATAGGCTCAATACCTTTTACGGCTATTGATAAGCTAAATGAGATGGGAATCATGAGAGGTTTTGCGATAATGGACGAGGTAGCTTTTAAGAAGTGGCTCAACCATCCTGAACAAGCCCCGTTAAAGATATATCGAGGAAAAGTATGAGAGTTGGCGTTTGTATTCCATGTAGAGACGAGGTTCATACAGGATTTGCTTTTGACTTTGCTAGGATGGCTGCACACGATGCGTCTGTTCGATGCAAGGACGGAAAGGGCGGTCTAAGCCTTTATACGATGCCTGGCACGTTGATATTCGATCAGCGTGAGAAGTTAGTTCAGGTGGCGTTAAAAGAGGGCTGTGACGCTGTTCTGTTCATTGATAGCGATATGCGTTTTCCACCTGATCTGATAACGATTATGTTATCTCGTGAGGTTGGGATTCTCGGTGTCAATGCAGTCACAAGACGTAAGCCATGTATGCCTACGACTAAGTTGTTGATTAAGTCGGAAGATGAGAAAGGTATTCGCCATCATTGGTCTAATGTCGATTCTCGTGGTAAAGAAGGTATTGAGAAGGTTACTGCTGTTGGTTTTGGGGCGGTAATGATTCGTAGGGAAGTGTTTGAGAAGGTTCCGCAGCCGTGGTTTGATGCCGGATGGGGGCCAACAGGTGTGGTAGGTGAGGATGTTCACTTTTGCGTTAAGGCTGGCGATAATGGCTTTGATACTTACGTGGATCACGAGCTGTCTATGCACATCAAACACATAGGTACGTATGAGTATGGTTGGGATGATTTCGGGCAACTAGAGGAATAATATGGCGTTTACGAGCTACAGCGACTTAAAAACTACGATTGCTAGTTATTTAGCCCGTAGCGATCTAACGGTTATGATACCTACGTTTATTCAGTTAGCTGAATTACGTTTACGTAGAGAGATCAGAACTCGTCAGATGTTGGTTGTAGCTACAGCGTCAACTACTGGCGGTGACTCTACCGTTGGGCTTCCTACTGACTTCCTAGAGATGCGTGATATTCACGTTAATACGAATCCTATTACTACTTTATCGTATGCAGCTCCTAATGCTTTCTACAATTCTTATAGAGCTACTGAGTCTGGTAAGCCTACTGAATATACCGTCTTAGCGACTGAACTACAGCTATCTCCTATTCCTGATAGCACTTATACGCTTCAAATGCTCTATTACGCACAGCCGTACTTTATGAGCGATACAAATGCTAGTAATGTATTCTTAGTTAATTTTCCTGATGCGTTGCTGTACGCTGCTTTAGGCGAGGCAGAGCCGTATCTGATGAATGATGCAAGACTACAGACTTGGGCTAGCTTGTATGATCGTGCGATATCATCTATAACAATATCCGACCAGAGTAGTGAATACAGCGGTCAGCCAATGTCAATGTCTTATAACGTGAGGTAAATTATGGCAGAAATGTCGAACTATCTGGAAAATGCTCTAATTAACGCTACCTTGCGTAATACGAGCTACACAAGTCCTGCTACTGTTTATGTAGGTCTTTATACGTCTGATCCTACTGATGCTAATACTGGCACTGAAGTATCTGGTGGTTCTTATACACGTACCGCAGTAACAATGGGTTCTCCTACTGATGGTGTATCCACGAACAGCGCAGCAGTTGAGTTTCCACAGGCTTCTGGCTCATGGGGTACTGTTGGTTGGATCGGTATTCTCGATGCTTCATCTAGCGGTAACTTGCTGTATCACACAGCATTAGACACATCCAAGACAATTTCTTCTGGTGATATCTTTAAGATAGCAATTGGTGGACTCAGCGTAACTCTTGCGTAAGGAGTAGATGATGGCACTAGTTGTCGCAGATCGTGTTAAGGAAACATCTACTACTGCTGGCACTGGTACGCTAACGCTTGCTGGTGCTGTTGATGGGTTTCAGTCTTTTGCTGTAATTGGTAACGGTAATACTACCTACTATTCTATTGTTGATAGCACTGCTAACACATGGGAAGTAGGTATTGGTACGTACACATCATCAGGTACTACTTTAGCTCGTACTACGGTATTGGCTAATAGTTCTGGCACTACTTCTCCTATATCGTTTGCATCTAACAGCAAGGACGTATTTGCTACGTATCCTGCTGGCAAGTCTGTTCATGAGGACGCTGATAATACGGCTTACGCAGAACAGTTAGGAGCTTCTAACGGTATCGTAATTAACAAGCAAACTGTAGCTACAAGTTTCTCTATTCCTAGTGGTTACTCGGCTATGAGTGCTGGCCCTATTACGATTAATAGCGGCATAAGCGTTACCGTTCCTAGCGGCTCGAAGTGGGTGGTGTTCTAAATGTTTGGTATATCCGCTTATTCGCAGACACCGTATTCTTCTCTAGCAGGTGGTGCAGGAATATTGTTCGGCAATGCTAGTGTTAATGTCTATGCGACAGTCACAGCGAATGGCGGTAAGTTATTTTATGGCGTTGGCGATATATCCTGCTTGGCTACGGTAAGTGCTACAGGCATAAGGATATTAAGCGGTACAGGCGCAATAATTGGCACAGCTACAGTAACGGCTAACGGTGGTCTAGTAATTAACGCTACTGCTGCTGTAAATGGTACGGCTACGGTAACCGCACAAGCTACTAGAGTTCTGTTCTTTACGGGTGACGTAGAGTGCGATGCGACTGTTACTGCTGACGGAATACGGATAAGAGTAGGTACAGCGTCTATTGATGGAACTGCTACGGTTACTGCTAACGGTGGGGTTGAGTACGAAGGTCATGCTTCTATAGAGGCTCTAGCAGATGTAGCTTGCTTGGCAATAGCTGTATGGAACGCTGTTGCTGATATTGATGTGAGTGCTGACGTAACTGCTGATGGTCACGTAATTGGTGACGAGTGGGATAACGTAGTAGAACAATCAAATACTTGGACTATCGTTCCTGAAGGCGAGAACACATGGACGGTAGTAGCTTCACAATCTGATACTTGGACAAGGCAATAAAGATGGCTAAACAACGCATAATATTCGGTGAATGGCTACCAGATCAGCCTGGCGTTACAGGTGCTTTAACGGGTGCAGTTAACTGTTATCCAGTTACTAATGGATATGCACCAATATTAGACGAAGAAGAATACTCTGATGCTGCTAACGCTGACTTATTGACTTGTTTTGCAGGTAAAACTGCTGGAATAGTGTCACTTTTTGGTGCTTCTGCATCAAATTTATACAAGTTTACTGCCGGAACTCGTGCTATGAGTCCATTAACCACTACTGGATACACGAATATTGAGTATTGGGACACAGTTCAATATGGCGATAAGATGATTATGGCTAACGGTGACAGTAAATTGCAGCAATACACGCTCAATTCATCGACTTACGCCACAGATTTAGCTGCTGCTGCTCCTGAAGCTAAGTATGTAACGGTAGTTAAGGACTTTGTAGTCGCTGCTAACGTAACTGGTGAAGAAAACAAGGTCTATTGGTCTGATATTAACGATGAAACTGATTGGACTCCTGGTCTTGCTAGTCAATCTGACTCTCAAGTCATGCCTGATGGTGGTGATATTACAGGTTTAGCAGGTGGTGAGTTCGGATTAGTGTTTTTAGAACGTGCAATCTACCGTATGACGTATGCAGGTAGTCCGTATTTCTTCCAGTTTGACGCAATTAACAGAACTCTTGGCTGTATTTCTGCCGGATCAATCATTAACTTTGCAGGATTAACTTATTTCCTAGCAGACGATGGTTTTTACGTGTGTGATGGTCAGACAACCAAAGGAATCGGTACAGAAAAGATTGATCGCTGGTTCTTTGACAATGCAAACTTAGCAAATATCAAGCTAGGAATGTCGTCTGCTGTAGATACAGAGAAAAGACTGATTGTTTGGTTATTCCCTGCTCAGAATGGTGACAATTTACTGCTGATTTATAACATCTCGTTAAACAAGTGGTCGTATGCTGAGACTACTGCTGATAGCGTATCGTTTGCTCTAACTCCATCGGTAACTTTGGAAGGCTTAGACGCATTTAGCGCAAGCATAGACTCGCTAGGTATCTCGCTAGATGATCGTCAATGGGTTGGTGGTCTGCTTTTACTGAGTGCTACAAGAGGCCCTAATATCGTTACCTTTAGCGGTCAATACAAACAGGCTTCATTAACGTCAGGTGATATAGATGTAGGTCATTCAGTCATTACGTTAGGCAGACCAATTGTAGACGCTGGTAGCGGATCTGTGGCGGTCGCAAGTCGTGAGCTGTTAAGTAATGCCATCACATTCGGAGATGCGTCTGTAGCCGATTCTGAGGGTCGCTGTGGGCTACGTTCAGCAGGTAGGTATCACAGGTTTCAAACTAACCCTAGTGGAAACTGGAGAACTGCTGTAGCGGTTGAGGTTGATATTAGTGGTCAGGGTACTCGATGACTAGAACTGTTCAATTCCAGACATTACCGCCTTTTGGTGGAGATCAACGTCAGGTTGCTGAGGTTGTTCGTGGGATTATGGATGGTAAGACGAATAATACTGGCAAGGTAACTTTAGCTACTGGTAACGCAACGACTACGACTATATACGACAGCCGTATAGGTAACGAGAGTCTTATATTCTTAGTTCCAGTATCTAACGCTGCTGAGGCTGATTCAGCTCCTTACGGTGCGTTTCAGGATACTACAGACCAGACTGCGGCTAATACGACTACAGCTTATGCAATAACGCTAAATACAACGGATTACTCTAACGGAGTGTATCTATCAAATAGTTCTAGGATGAATGTCAGGAATTATGGCATTTATAACATTCAGTTTTCTATTCAGTTTAAGAATAACCATAACGACTCTGAAGAAGTAGATGTTTGGTTTAGAAAGAACGGAACAGATATAGCTGGGTCAAATAGTCGTTTTGGATTAACGACTCGTAAAAGTGCTGGTGATCCTAGTCACATGATTGCTGCACTTAATTTCTTTTTGGAATTGCAAGCCAATGATTATGTTGAGATAATGTGGCGTGTTTCTAATGTTGGTGTATCTATTGAGCATTATGGTACTAGCACGAGTCCTACAAGGCCTAGCGTACCTAGCGTTATAGCGACAATGCAATACATAGCTCCATCAGCTACAAGTAACATCTACGTTTCTTCACAAACTCAAGGGAGTGCTACTTTGACACATTGGTCTAATAACACAGCAGACAAGACATACGGCTACATAGTGGTGGGCTAATGGAATTTAGACATATTCCAGTAGCAGATATTAGAAAGTGGTGGAGTTCTATTAAGGCTCCACTAGATCAGATCAAAGGGTATAGCCCAGAGGATTGGATAGTAGAAGATGTCTATGCGGATTTAATCTCTAATAGATCGCTTCTATGGGTAGCTTTGAAGGAACAGAGGTTTGGTGGTTTCTTCATATTGCAGCCATCTGGACTACATCTACACGTTTGGGCGGCTTGGACGTTAGAAAATGATTATCAAATGGTTGAAGATGGGCTAAAATACATAAAAGGCTTGGCAAGTCAAGCTAATGCCAAATTTATAACATTCTCTAGCCACCGTAAGGGTTGGCAGCGTAAGGCGGAAAAGCTCGGCTTTAAGCCTAAACAATGGATTTGCGAGGTGTAATATGGGTGGAGGCGGAGGCGGTAGCACTACAACCAGTGGGTTAGATCCCACACTTAAACCTTACGTACAGTATGGGCTTGAGGAAGCTAAACGTCAGTATCAGGCTCCTGGCGCAGAGTTCTATCCTGGTCAAACTTACGTATCTCCTAGTGACGCTACTCAGTTAGCGTTACAAGCGGCTCAACAACGGGCTATATCAGGCTCTCCGATTCAGCAAGCAGCACAGCAAGAGTATCTATCCACAGTTCAGGGTAGAGGCGTTAATCCATTCCTAGAGGGTGCGTTATCAGGTGCTAATCGTAGAGCTGAGGAAGCATACACTCGTGGTGTACAAGGATTGCAGTCTCAGGCTTCCTCGATGGGTCGTTATGGCTCTAATGCTATGGGTCAGCAGGTAGGTCAAGCTCAGGATGTATTCGGTCGCAATCTAGCTGAAACAGCAGGTCAATTAGCGTATCAATCTGCTGAGGCAGAACGTGGCAGACAAATGCAAGCAGTTGCTAATGCTCCTGCTTATGCTCAGGCTGATTACCAAGATATTCAGAAGTTACTGACAGCAGGTCAAGGTCAAGAGTCGTATCAGCAGAAAGCACTGCAAGACGCTATTAATCGTTATAACTACGAACAGACTATGCCAGAACGTAAACTTCAGCAATTTACTAATTTATTTACTAGCGCACCTGCTGGTGGCACTAGTACGACTACGCAGTCAGGCGGTAAGTAATATGTATGGAGAAACTTAAAAAAGACGCTTTGCTGATGATTTATGAATCAATAAAGCATAGAGTTAATTTTGAGTTTGATGTGTACGAAAATGCTGTAAAAGATTGGAATGTATTGCCGTTAATAGAGAATAATGTTGTTATAGGTGGTGTGTTAATAAAAGATAATGAGATACACGTTGGATATGGGATTAAGCCTAAAAGCACAATACTCCCATATATAAAAAGCATATTAAATAAAACAATTGATAAGTACGGATACGTTACAACATCAGTAATGGAAGAAAATGAAGCTGGATTGAAGTTCTGTAAAAGACTTGGATTCACTAAAATTAGCAAAGAAAACGATACAATTAAGCTAAGATGCGACAGGAGTAACTACAAATGAGAATCCCTAATAAATTTAACGGTTATAGCGCAGATGGTATTCGCTTATATAACGATCCAGTTAGTGCTGCCATAGTAGCAAAAGCAATGGCTGCTGGTGCTGGTACATTAGGTAGTGCTGCTGCTGCTGCTTTACCTGCCGCTGCTGCTACTACTGCTGCTGCTGCTCCAATTGCTGCTGCTGTTCCTCTTGCTGCTACTGCTGTTGTTCCTGCTGCCGTTAGTTCGGCTATACCTGGCATTGTTTCTCAGGCTGCCCCATCATTGCTAGGACAAACTGCTATGACTGCTGGATCTTCAGTAATACCTGGATTAATTAGTAGCTCACCTACTGTATTTTCTGCTGCTGCAAACCCAATAACTAATGCGATGGCTACTGGAGCAAACGGATTCCCAATAAACGCTTCAATTGGTCAATCTGTTGGTCAAGCTGCTCAACCATCTTTCTTTGACTCTTTTAAAGGTTTTGCTAAAGAAAATCCAATGCTAACGCAAATGGGTTTTTCCACAGCTAAGGATGTTCTTACTCCAGATCAGATTAATCCTGCTCCTGTTATTCCAGTTCAGTCTAGAGGAAAATTAGCAGCTTACGATCCAATGTCGTTTATGAATCCTTATCAACAGACAGTAATTGGTAGTAATCAACCGATTTCACTATTAGGGTGATATATGGCAATTGAAGATTTAATACCTTTCGGAACTTTACCTAGTGCATATCGAGGCTTGCTAGGAGAGGAAGAAACTGCTGCGTTGCAAAAAAGAGCGCAAGTACAAGGTCTATTAGGTGCAGGTTTAGCATTAGCTAGAGGAATGAGTCCTTATGGCGCACCACGTTCAGCATTACAGAACATTATCGGTGCAGTAGCAGGTGGTTTTGAAGGTGCTGGCGGTGCTTACGAAGGTGGTATTAAGCAAAGAATGTCAGCGCAGCAAATGCTACAGCAGCAAAGAATGATGCAAGGCGCAGAGCAGTTAAAGATGAAGTATCCAGATTTAGCGACTATGATTGACACTAATCTGCCTGGTGCTATGCGTATTATTGCAGACATCGAACAAGAGAAGCGTCAGCCTAAACTCACATCTGCAAAGCCTGGTGAGGTATTGGTTGATCCTACAGGTAAAGTTATTTACAAAGCAGAAGGCGCTGGTCGTCAAGGTGGCGTATTAACGAAAGAAGAAGCTGCTACATTAAACTTACCTGCTAATGTTATATATCAGCGTACTGCTGATGGTCAAATTAAGCCTGTTGAAGGAACTGGTGCAAAAGCTCCTGACGTTCGTGATTTTGCTGATGGAAATACTTATCAATGGGATAACACTAAAGGCTGGGTAATAGTTGCTCGTAAGCCAAGAGAAGCTGGTGCAGCTAAACCAATGTACGAAAGATCTACTGATGCTGCAGGTAATTTAGTATGGTTGCCTAAAGATCCATTTAATCCAGATGGGACAGCTAAGCCTGTGTTAGATGCGTCTGGTAGACCAATACAAGGTTATAAAGCTCCTGTAAAGCAAGTTCAATTACCTGCTGCAATACAAAAGCAAGAAGATGAAGATTACGATAGAGGTCAATTAGCTATTAATTTAGCTACTGACGGCAGTAAATATGTTAATTCAATCATGTCTGGTGCTATTAAGTTTGGCCCTTTACCAAGAGCATCAATAGCAGTTAGGGGTATGTTTGGTCAGGAAAGCCAAGATATTATTAATAGAAAAGATTTTGATGCTTATAGAACTAAATTAGTTAATGACTCTTTGCGTTTAAATAAAGGCATTCAAACTGATAATGATGCAAAACGTGAAGCTGCCGCATTACAGTCCGCTGATTCTCCATTGAGCGCAGCAAAAGCCATCAACAATCTAATAGAAATAAATTTACGTGCAGCTGAAGATGCTCAAAATTCAATTATACGCAGACGTAGAAATTCAAAGTTAGGTGATCCAGAAGTGCCATTAGATATTCCTAAATTTGAGCCTAGAACATTTACTCAGCAAGATGTTGATAGCTTTATAGCTAATAAAAAATATCCTAGCGGAACAGTGTTTATTGATCCAGAGGGCGTTAGAAGGGTAAAACCATAATGGCAACTCAGAGCATTGATTACAAAACATTACCTGTAGCTGGAGAAGAGAATGTTCCTTCTACATCAGTTTTTCAGCGTGGAGTTCCTTATTCTGGTGCGGCTCAAACTGCTAGAACAGCAGCTCAAGGTGTTACTTTTGGGTTTGCTGACGAAATAGAGGCTGCATTACGTTCTGGTGCTATGAGTGGTAAAGAATACGAAGCTATTAGAGATAGATTAAGAGCGCAACAATCACAGTACAACATAGATAATCCTGGTTTTGCTACTCCACTAGAGTTGTTAAGTGGTGTGGCTATTCCATTCGGTGCGCTTAGTAAGCTAAAAGGTGCTAGTGAGGCTACACAAACTGCTGTCACTGGTAGCACTATAGGTGGTCAGATTGCTCGTGGCGCAGGAGTTGGTGCAGCTACAGGCGCATTAACTGGTGCAGGTACAGCAGAAAAGAATGCGTTAGAAGGTGCTTCTATTGGCGGTGTTGTTGGCGGCACATTAGGTGGCACTTTACCTGTAGCTATTAAAGGTGCAGGTAGCATGATTCGTGGCGCACTTAACGCTGCTGGAATTGGCGATCAAACTACTGCTGCAAACAAGATACTTGCTAATACATTAAACAAAGACAATCTAACTCCTGATGAGGCTATTCGTGCATTAGATGAGTTACGAAAGTTAGGCGTTCCTCGTCCTGTATTGGCTGATATATCAAAGAGCCTACAAGATTTGTCTTATGCTGCTTATGTTGTTCCATCAAGCCAAAAGGCTGCTACTGCTAGATTCTTAGAGTCACGCATGATAGATCAGCCTAACGATATTGTTAGCGGATTAGTAAAACGTGCAGGTCTAGGTAAGAACGTCAATGGTTACGAATACCTTGATTTCCTAGCTAAGAATCAGCAATCTGCTGCTTTTGCTAAGTATCCATTAGCGTATGAGAAAGCTGTAGATGCTCGTGATTTCCGTAAGTATGTAGATCGTCCAGTATTCCAAGATGCTTATAAAGAAGCTCAAAGACGAGCTGGTGTTTATGGTGATACGTTGCCAGACTTAGAGCAGATTCTTAATGATCAGTTTGTTCCTACTAACGTATTGCACCAGATTAAGATTGGTTTAGATCGAGTAGTAGAGAAAGAGATTGATCCTGTAACTGGAAAGATGACTAGTTACGGTAGAGATGTATCCAATGTTAAGCGTGAGTTTAACGACTTAATCAAAGAAAAGAATCCTATATACGCTAAAGCAAATAAAGAGTTTGCTGATAACGAGCGTATTCGTTCTTCATTTGAGAGTGGTCAGAAATATCAAAGAATGGAATACAAGGAAGTCCTTGATGATCTGAAGAAGATGAATGATTCAGAAAAAGAGGCTTTCCGTTTAGGTATGATGTCTGATGTTAATTCTCGTCTTGAGAACTTTAAAGGTGGTGACTTTACTCGTCAGATATTTAAGAGCGATAAACAGAAGTCATTGTTGCGTTATGCTTTTACTGATAATAACCAATACAACGACTTTGTTAGATATGTTGATGCTTTAGGTGAGCAGACTAAAACAGGTAGAGCAATCATGGGTGGCTCACAAACTGGTGAGCGTCTAGCTACTAGCGAAGGTTTAGGTAGCACTGCTGCTATAGCGCAAAGTTTTGGTACTGGTGGCTTAACTGGTGGCGCAATGGAGCTACTACGTCAAGGTGTGGCTAGAACTAAAGGTATTAGCGGAGAAACTTCTGCTGAGTTACAAAAGCGATTATTTGCGACTGATCCTATTGAGCAAGCTAGAATATTACAAGAATTGAAATTAAGAACGCAGCGTAAGCCAGTAGGATTAGTTCCTAGTTCTGCTGCTATTGGAACAACTACAGGTCTGCTTGGAGATTAAGAAATGCCAAAGACAAAAATTAGCGAATTTAGCGCAACAGCAAGCTCAAATACTGATATTGACGGTATTAACTTAGCTGAAGGCATGGCTCCTAGCCTTGTCAATAACGCTATTCGAGAGCTAATGGCGCAGTTAAAGGATCAGCAAGCAGGTACTAGTGGCGATCCGTTTACGGTTACTGGTACTTTAACGGCATCAGGAACTACGGTCATAGGAAGCACTGTAACGTCCACAGTAACGATTAATGCAGCAACTATAGACGTACCTACTGCTTTCACAATAAACAGCACAGGAGCTGTTAGAGTGCCTGTAGGAACTACTGCACAAAGACCATCGTCAGCCACAGGTCAGCTAAGATATAATACAACTTTAGCAATACTAGAGACTTATGACGGTAGTAACTGGACTCCTGTAGGTGGTGCTAACGGTGGTGGTGGAGCGATATTCGAGAACGCAAATACGGTATCAGCTAACTACACGATTAGTACTAATAAGAACGGAATGAGTGCTGGCCCGATTACGGTAGCATCTGGTGTAACAGTAACAGTACCTAGTGGCAGTCGGTGGGTGATTGTCTAGTCGATAAGGAATAAATAATGGCAAATATTATTACGGCTGGTAACAGCACAAACGGTGGCACAGCAATCACTACTGATACTAGTGGTACTTTAAATATTGTTACTGGATCAGGTTCAGGTGCTACTGCTATTAGCGTTGACGCATCACAGGCTACTACGTTTGCTGCTGGTGTTTCAGGAACTACAGGATCATTTAGCGGCAATTTATCTTTTAATTCTGGATATGGTTCTGCTGCTGTTGCATACGGATGTCGTGCTTGGGTAAACTTTAATGGAACAGGTACAGTAGCTATTCGTGCATCAGGTAATGTATCTAGTATTACTGATAATGGAACAGGTGACTATACGGTTAATTTTACTACCGCAATGCCTGATGCGGATTATGCCGCAAGTTCTCTAAACCATAATAACGCTGGTACAGGTATTGGCATTTCTTTTGTAAATAACACAGTGACAACAGCGTTTTCAACGACTGGTTTCAGGTTCAGAACAGGCGATACTGGGTCTACCTATGATGTGGCGTTTATAACTGTTGCCATCAATCGCTAATTATCGCTTCGCTTAATTCACTTCGTTCATAAAGGACAACCATGAACCAAAGAATAATTTACCCAACAGATGACGGTGGCATAGCTATCATAGTTCCGGCTGCTGAATGTGGTTTAACTATTGAGCAAATTGCAGCTAAAGACGTACCAGCAGGTAAGTCATACAAGATTGTAGATGTTTCAGATATACCTACAGAACGACTTTTTAGAAATGCTTGGGAGTACGCATGATTACTATTAACGTAAACAAAGCTAAGGATATTGCACACGATATTCGCAGAGCAAAACGATCAGAAGAATTTGCTCCGTTAGATGTTCAAGCAACTATTCCTAGTCAAGCATCTGCTGCTGAGTCAGCAAGACAAGTAATACGAGATAAGTACGCAGCTATGCAAACACAGATTAATTCTGCATCTACGCCAGAAGAAATCAAAACAGCGTTAGGAGTATAAGATGCCTTATGGAACAGTAAACGCAGACTTAATAACTACCAGTGATGGCGTAAGTTCTGCTGGTTTGTACGGATTTAAGAATCGTCTAATAAATGGGGACATGAGAATAGATCAGCGTAATGCTGGGGCTGCTATAACGCCCGTAAATGGACAATATCCGGTTGACAGATTTCAGTTTAATGGCACGCAAGCGTCTAAATTTACCTGTGGTCAAGGCAGCGGCGGGTCTCCCGCTGGTTTCTTAAACTATTTAGCTTTTACTTCATCGTCTGCTTATTCTGTTTTAACAAGCGATTCTTTTTCTATACAGCAAAAAATTGAAGGGTATAACATTGCGGATTTAGGTTGGGGGACAGCAGATGCTAAAACAGTAACTTTATCATTTCAAGTTTATAGTTCTTTAACTGGTACTTTTGGCGGTTCTATTGCTAATAATGTGGGTTCTAGGGCTTATCCATTTAGTTACTCTATCCCTGCAGCAAATACATGGACAACTATTTCTGTAACAATCGCTGGAGATACAACTGGAACATGGTTAACTACAAATGGGGTTGGACTTTCTGTTCGTTTTGGTCTTGGTTCAGGGTCAACATTTACTGGAA